ATTGCTCTTCCTGGAGATCAGGTTGCCTATAGTCCTTTAGAGGTAACTTTTCTAGTCGATAATAAAATGTCTAATTATAAAGCTATACATAACTGGATAGTTGGATTAGGATTCCCTCAAGATAACCAACAGTATCAAGATTTATTGGATACATCGACTCAGCCTGACATTTCAGATACAGCAAAGATTCACTCTGATGGTACTCTAATCGTATTAGACAATATGTCTAATCCTATACAAACTATTCAATTCATTGACATGGTTCCAATATCACTTGGAAGTTTAACATTCACTTCAACTTCTCAAGACGTTCAGTACTTAGTTGGACGTGCTTCTTTCAGATACACTTACTACAAATTCATTTAATTGTACAATCTTATTAGTCTATGATATAATAGATTAATTTGGAGATATATTATGACACTTGAAGATTTACTAGATCTATGGCAAGAAGACTGCAAGATCAACGACGATCACCTCGATCGTGAATCAGTTAAGACTCCCAATCTGCACGCAAAATACATACGCTTTCTTATTCAACATAAGATGAAACATGCTGCGCTTCGTACTGAATACAACATAATGCGTCAAAGAAAGTTTCGCTACTATCGTGGTGAAATGGGAAAGCAAGAACTAGAAGAACTTAGTTGGAATCAATGGCAGGGTAATAAACCATTGAAGAATGAGATGGATGAGTTCCTTGAAGGAGACTCAGACTTAAACAAGATCAATATAAAGTGTGAATATATAAAAGGTATAATTGAAGCGTTAGAGTCTATACTTGGACAAATTAAAGCTAGAGATTGGCAGATTCGTAATGCAATTCAGTGGAAGCAATTTATAGCAGGATCGTGATGATAACTATTGAGAAGATAAACGAAGTTTATATAAGGATCTATACAGATCCATCTATCGCACAAGAACTATCAGAGTTCTTTACATTTGAAGTTCCTGGAGCAAGATTTACACCAGCATTCAAAGCAAGAATCTGGGATGGGAAGATCCGCATGTTTGATCTTCATAGAAAGACACTCTATCTTGGCTTACTCAAATACGTTCAAGACTTTGCTGAACGTAATGGATACAGCATCACTTATCAGAATGACGTCGTTTCTAACACACGAATATCACGAGAAGATATTTTAGAATACGCAACTTGGCTAAATCTACAAGGAAGAGGTAAGCCAATCCAAATCAGAGACTATCAAATAGATGCTATTCATAAAGCACTGACATCCGAAAGAACAGTACTCTTATCTCCTACCGCATCTGGTAAATCGCTCATCATTTATACTACTATGAGACATCACCTCGAAGAAGGCAGAAAGTGTATACTCGTAGTTCCGACTACATCTTTAGTTGAACAGATGTATGCAGACTTTCAAGATTACTCTAGTGTTAATGGATGGAGAGTAGATCGTCACTGCCAAAAACTGTATAGTGGTTTCACTCGTGATTTTACCAGTGATGTATTGATTACAACGTGGCAGTCGATCTATAAACAACCTGCTACTTGGTTCAATCAATTTGATGTCATCTTTGGAGATGAAGCACACAATTTCAAAGCTAAATCACTCACTACAGTGATGGAGAAGATGACTAATGTACGATATCGTATAGGTACTACAGGTACACTCGATAACAAGAAGGTACATAAACTTGTGTTAGAAGGAATCTTTGGACCCATTTATCGAGTAATTACGACAAAAGAATTGATGGATAGTAATCAAGTTGCTAATCTAGAAATCACATGTCTTGTTCTAAAGTATGACGATGTAACTCGCAAAATCGTTAACAAGTCTACGTATCAAGAAGAGATGGACTATATAGTCAAACACGAGAAACGAAATAAATTCATTCGTAACCTTGCTGTAAATTCAGAGGGTAATACACTAGTGTTATTTCAATACGTTGAAAAACACGGTAAAGTATTGTTTGATATGATAAAGGACAAAGTCCATGATAAAAGAAAAGTGTTCTTTATATATGGCGGAACAGATACAGAAGCTCGTGAAGAAGCTCGTAAGTTGATGGAACATGAGAATGATGCTATAGCAATCGCTTCCTTTGGTGTATTTTCTACAGGAATAAATATACCATCTATCGAAAATGTTATCTTTGCATCTCCTAGTAAATCAAAGATTCGCAATCTTCAATCGATAGGAAGAGGGTTACGTCTTAAAGAAGGAAAGACTCATTGTAATCTATATGACATATCAGATGATCTACAATGGAAGTCATGGAAGAATCATACCCTTGGTCACTTTGCAGAAAGACTTAAGACGTATTCAGAAGAAAAATTTAGTTACAAGATTGTGGAGGTAGATCTTGAATGACTACGTAGTACTTAAATTAATTTCTGGTGAACAACTATTTGCTCGACTTCTCAACGAGACAGATGATGGCGTTGTTATCTTAAATCCCATTCATATAAAAATGATTCCTATTATGCAGGATGGTGATCTAGTAGAAAAGGCTGTGCTCAGTTCCTTTGGCCAATTTACAGAAGACAAGCAATTTGTTCTAGATAGAAAGAATGTGATCTTCTGTAAAGATCTTCATCACAAGATGATTCCGTTCTATAGAAGATCGGTGAAGCAGTTGGTGCTGATAGAAGAAAGAACGGAAATGATTGAAACTGATCCAGAACCAGAAGAAGAAGTACAAAAGGTTAATTACCACTAATAGTTTGTAACCCGAAGAACTATTATACTATCGCCTTCGAAAGCAGTACAATCTATTTTTTCAATACATAAAAATTTTACAATAGCCCGTAAATAGTGTATAATCGAACAAAATAATTACGGAGGTACAATGGCCCATTATGTCAACAACGCCGAGATGCTCGAGGCTATTAAAACATACAAAACACGATTGAAGGATGCTCGAGATAACGGTACTGATGAACCGAGAATTCCAGAGTATCTAGGTAAGTGTGTACTGATGATAGCTAATAGACTATCTCATAAATCAAACTTTATCAACTATTCATATCGTGATGATATGGTTCTAGATGGAATTGAAAACTGTATTCAGTGTATGAATAGTTTTGATCCCGATAAATCTTCAAACCCCTTCTCGTATTTTACTCAAGTTATCTACTTTGCATTCCTTCGCAGAATTGCAAAGGAAAAGAAACAGTCTTATATTAAAGGTAAGCTTATTCAAGACATGGCATTTGAAAGCTTTGAATTACAAGACCACGATGACGATGGCGATTTTAGGAATGCTTATGCTGCATTCATGCAAGCTAACTCGACATTCGATGATTCTTTTATAAAGAATAAAGAAAAGAAAAAGAAAATCAAACAAGAACAATCACTTGAAAACTTCATTGAAAAAGATCCTAAAGATGAATGATCGTGATTGGTTAGATAAAGTCGCACTAGCAGCATCAGTCTATTGTGAATCACCTGATGTGAATGAAGAAGAAATTGACAAATTTATAGAATACCTTTTCAAGGTTTATGGTTACAGAGAGTTATTAAAATTGAGGAGTAATAAATGAAAGTAGCAATTATTACAGACCAGCACTTTGGTGCTCGTAATGATAGTACTCAATGTTTAGATTATTACGAACAATTTTATAAGAATGTCTTCTTTCCAAAACTTAAAGAACAAGGTATCACCACTATCTTAATTCTAGGTGATACATTCGATCGACGCAAGTATATAAACTTCAATAGTCTTGCTCGCGCAAAGAAGATGTTCTTTGACGTAGCATACGAAAATGACATGATGATTACGATGATTGCTGGTAATCACGACACATACTATAAAAACACCAATGATGTTAATAGTCCAGAACTAACACTGGCAGAATATATTAACATTGTTATAGTTACACGACCAGAAACAGTTCCTATTCATGGAATTCCAGTATGTTTCTTACCTTGGATATGCGCAGACAATTACCAAGATTCAATGAATGAAATCAAGAACACTAAAGCAGATATCTGTATGGGTCATCTTGAAATCGCAGGCTTTGCAATGTATAGAGGAGTAGAATCACATGATGGATTATCTAAAGACGCTTTTAACAAATTTGATATGGTATTTTCAGGACATTACCATCATCGCTCTGACGACGGGCATATTTATTATCTCGGGAATCCTTATGAATTAACGTGGCAAGACTATAACGATCCACGCGGTTTTCATCTTTTTGATCTTCAGACTCGTAAACTAGAGTTTATTCAAAATCCTTATAGTCTATTTGAACGATATGAATATGATGATACACTTGATGAAGAAGATCCACTCTTTGTAAACTTTAAAGATAAGTATGTTAAGGTGGTTGTCGTTAATAAGACTGATTATCATAAGTTCGACAAGTTCATTACTAACTTATATAATGCTAATCCTCTTGAAGTTAAAATCATAGAAGATTTTTCAGAGTTTACAGAAGGCCAAGTAGATGATACAATAAACCTCGAGGATACATCAAGCGTATTGTCTAATTATATTGATTCGCTTGAGACTGATTTAGACAAAGAACGCATCAAGAATTTTATGAAATCACTTTATACTGAAGCGATCAATATCGAGGTGGTATGATGCATCAACTTAATATAGAGTATTTCTTTCCACTCACGGAACAGATTCCACTTGAGTTAGATTTTAAACCCTGTGCTGACTATGCTGAAGAACAGCGTAAGAAACAAAATTATACTGGTTACACTCTTAGTGATTGGAATGGTACTGGTTACATTACAATGTCATCTAATATCGGTAGTCCATCTTTTACTATTAATGTTGATCAATGCCCAATTACTATTATCTCTAAAAAGAAACCCAATTTTATAATGAAGTTCATTTATAAGTCTATGGGTATGAAATGGAAAGCCGAATGATTGTATTTAAAACTTTATCGTGGAAAAACTTTTTATCTACTGGCAGTTCACCTAATACACTTCTTCTAGATAAATCACAAAGCACTTTAGTAGTGGGTCGTAATGGTGAAGGTAAGTCGACCATGCTTGACGCTCTCACCTTTGCACTATTTGGCAAACCATTTCGCAATATCAATAAGCCTCAGTTAATCAATTCTATCAATCAGAAAAATTGTATAGTTACTATAGAATTTTCTATTGGTACTGCTGAATATAAAATCATACGTGGTATCAAGCCAAACATCTTTGAGATATGGTGTAATGATACGATGATCAATCAAGATGCTGCTGCAAAAGATTATCAGAAGGTACTAGAGCAACAGATTCTACGTCTTAACTATAAGACCTTCACTCAAGTCGTTATACTTGGATCTGCATCGTTCGTTCCGTTCATGCAACTACCAGCATGGCAACGTCGTGAAGTTATTGAAGATATTCTTGATATTGGCGTATTTTCTACAATGAATCAAATTCTTAAAGGACACATCAATGAGAACAAAGATCAACTCATTTCAATCGACAATAAGATCACGATCGCGAAAAATAACGGTGAGGTACAGAAGAAACTTATTGGGACATTGGTTAATTCTAAAAGGGATCAGGTGGCACAGATACGTAAGCAAATTGCAGATAATGAAACAGAGATTGCGTCGAATGAGGAACGTTGGGAGGTTCTCACTAATCAGATGAATACTATCATGGCTGATGCTGAGAATGCTAAAGAGCTTGAACAATATATTTTCGCAGCAGTAAAAGCAAAAAGTAAATTCGTACATACTAAAGATCAGACTGAAGAAAATCTTTCGTTCTTTCTTAATAATGAAGTATGTCCTTCTTGTTCTCAAGGTATTCCTCATGAACATAAGAACGAAATCGTTACTAAACTAAATGAAGACTTAGTTGAGATTGATAATAGTCTTATGGTTATTACTGAAGCACATACTAAATTAGCTGAA